TAAGTAAATCACTAGTAAAATGAATACTGTCCACCCATTAGAGAACTTTGGGTGAAAAGGAGAATAACTTGAGTACAATAAGAGAATTACAAAGAGAAAGACAGATGATCACTGAAGGCCGTGATCGTTATGTCAAAAGATCAGAGAAAATAACTACCACCTCAATACAAAATAACCCTCAGAAACTTATATCTGAAGTTCAAACTATAGTAGCTAAGGATCTTAAGAAGACTATAGATGAATCAAAAAACAAAGGTGTAGGACAACCAACTAGTTGGCTTAAGTATTTAGTCGATGTAGATGTCGATATAGTTAGTTATGTCGGTTTAGTGTCGATGTTTGATGCAGTAGGTCGTAATCAAACACTTACTAGAGCAGTCTCAACTATAGGTCAAAAGATTGAGATGGAAGTCTTCAACATAAAACTTAAAGAATATAACAAGAAGTTATCTAAGAGAATTGAGACTAAAGTCACTCAGGATCACTCTAGTGAACGTCATAGGATGAAGGCTGCTAAGTCTATAGCTGCTAAAGCAGGTTTTGAGTATGAGAAGTGGGATGACAAGAGAAGGGTTATTGTCGGTACACCTATTCTCAATTCGATACTCAGGGTCTCAGGTATCTTTGACGTTTGGCAAACAACCTTAAAGAACAAAACACTTAAGAAGATAGGATTATTACCTGAGGCATCCTTAAGATTATCTGAGCTAGACTTCGATGAGAGTTGGTCTAGTCCATTGTTTGCACCTATGACAGTTAAGCCTAAAGACTGGACTTCTTTTGATACCGGTTGCTACATTGACGAGGCTCTGTCTCAGCAAGTAAAACTAGTCAAAGGATATGTTCCTAATGCCCATATAAGAGCCGTAGAGCAAGGGTTTGAGGACGGTTCCATACAACCTAGTATTGATGCACTTAATGCCGTTCAGAGGACTCCTATGAAGCTCAATAAAACTATAGTTGAGGCAGTCGAGTGGTGTTGGACTAACGATAAATCCTTGGGTAAGTTTCCGACTAGAGCTTATATCGAGAAACCTGACAAAGTTGACGACTTTAACAGCCTTACTGACGAACAGAAAAAAGGGATCAGGATCAAGAATAAGAATATCATTGTTAAAAACAGACAGATTGACGGTCAGAGGTCTGTCATGGTTCAAGACTTAAGAGTTGCTAAGGAACTTATGGAGTATGAGCAATTCTATTTACCTCATAACTTCTGTCACCGTGGACGTATCTATCCGATACCTCACTTTTCCCACCACCGTGACGAACACATAAAATCTATGTTTGAGTTTGCCAATGAAAAGAAGGTCGATGACAAGGCATTCTATTGGATAGCCATACAAGTAGCTAACACTGGTGACTTTGATAAAGTATCTAAGAAACCTATGTTAGATAGGATCAAGTGGGTTAATGATAATGCTGAAATGATTATCGAGGTAGCTCAGGATTATAAGTCTACCTATGACTATTGGTCTAAAGCAGATAAACCCTTTTGTTTTCTAGCTGCATGTCAGGCTTACTTTAAGTACTTAGTCGAGGGTGAAGGATCCACAAGTGGACTACCTATATCACTAGACGGCAGTAACAGTGGCATCCAACATTATTCAGCAGCTAGTAAGCAAGAGAAGGATGGATCTTTGGTTAACTTAGTGCCTAACTCTGTACCTCAGGATGTTTACCAAGAGGTTGCTGATGCCGTGTCTAAAGAGTTTGCAGCTAGTGATGACAAGATGGCGAGAGAATGGCTAAAGTTTGGTATTAACCGTAAGCTAGTCAAACGTAACGTCATGACATTCGGTTACTCAAGTGAGGTCTTTGGATTTAAAGATCAAATCATTGAAGACACCATGAGGCCTTTAGCTGACGATGTACTTGCAGGTAAATACGACCAACACCCATTCGGTGATGATCAGGGATTTACTGCAGCTAACTATTTAGCTAAGGCAAACTGGAAGGCAGTCAACCAAGTGATTACAGGTGCCTCTGAAGGCATGAAGTTCTTTAAGACTTTAGCTAGGCTATTGGCTCATGAGAATAAGCATATGAAGTGGACGACACCTGTTGGCTTTCCTGTTGTACAAAGTTACACAAAGTTTACCACCAAGGAGATCAAGGTTTACCTATACGATAGAACCTTGTTTAAGAATGTCCGTAGTCAAATATCACTACGAGATAAACCACTTAGGACTGTTGATAAGGCTAAGTCAGCCTCAGCAGTATCACCTAACGTGATTCACTCAATGGATGCAGCTCACTTATTGCTAACTGTTTTAAATGGATTACAGAAGAACATTCAGGATTATTTCCTGATCCATGACAGTTTTGCAACCACTGCTGCAGACACTCAAAAACTGTATGAAATCATCAGAAGTTCCTTCATTGAGATTTATGAAGACTTTTGTCTTTATCAGACGGTTTTAAATCACAACATAAAACAGTTTGAGGATGCCTCTAAGGTAGACCTCCCCTCAATTCCCAAGAAGGGCAAACTTGTTTTAGCTGACATAAAAGACAGTCGATATTGCTTTTGTTAGTGAATACTGTCCACCCATTGAGAAACTACTAAACCAAACTTAAGAAAGGTTAACTCATGCACCCACGAGAAAGGGTGCTTGGGATCGCTTATCTTTGCCATGAAAAAGGCCAAGAGATACCCAAGCACGTTTTAGAAGAGGCAGAGCAACTCGGTATAGATGTTTCTGAATATCAAATAACAACAACCCAAAACAAGGAGACTGCAAATGGCAGAAAAAAGACAACTATTCGTGACACATAAGGGAACTGCTCAGTACCCTTGGTTAAACAAAGCAGACACTCAGTTTGATGCTGAAGGTGTTTATAAGACAAACTTACTGGTTCCTCAGGATCAGGCTAAGGAACTTGTAGACCAACTAAATCAGATTGCCTCAGATGAATTTGGCAAGAAGGCTAGTGGAGCTAGGATGCCCTACAAGATTGATGAGGAAACTGGGATGATGGCTATTATTGCCAAGTCTAAGTTCAAACCTAAGTTCTTTGATTCAAAGGGTGACGTAGTCAACAACCCACCTAATATCTTTGGTGGTTCAATAATCAAAATAGGTGGTGTTATTAGTCCTTATACAGTGACTGGAAATAACGGCATTTCATTAAGATTAACTAAAGTTCAGATCATTCAACCTATTAGCCAAACAGGTTCAGGACTAGATGGTTTTGAGGCTGAGGATGATGGTTATGTAACTGAGGAGTTTGAAGATGAAAGTTCTAGTGAAAACGAAAAGGAAGATGAAACTGGTGCCTCCTCGTACAATTTCTAAAGGTGCCTTAGTCAGAGGTTACAGGTCAGGGTTAGAGGATAAGATCAGCGAACAGATTACAAAGGCCGAGTTAATGGTCTTTTATGAAACTGATAAGATCCAATACACCCACCCCCCTCGGCAAAGCACATACACTCCTGACTTTAAGCTACCTAAGATTGGTGGCTTTTTTTATGTCGAAACGAAGGGTCGCTTTGTTACTGCCGATAGACAGAAACATCTATTGATTAAACAACAGCACCCTGAGTTAGACATCAGGTTTGTATTCTCAAACCAAAACTCAAAAATCTATAAGGGATCTAAAACTACATATGCAGACTTCTGTAGAGCTAACGGATTTCAGTTTGCTCATCGTTCCATACCTGAGGAGTGGCTTAAGGAAGGCCACCCACCTCAAATGGGAATGCATGGTGACTTAATATGAAGTGTTGGCACTGTGGTAGTGAATTAATTTGGGGAGGTGATCATGAGGAAGAGATTGACGAAGATGAATTTCAATTTCATGTGGTCACTAACCTAAGTTGTAGCAGGTGTGATGCATTTGTTTTAGTTTATAAGGGAGACAACAATGACATCAAAAGAGTTACGAAAGGAGCCATGTTTAGACTGTGGCTCAAGCGATGCTTTGGGTATTTACGATGACGGACACACCCACTGTTACTCGTGTAATAAAACCACCCAACCCACACTCCAAAAAGTTGACCTCAAAACAATACAGCCAAAAAGTAATACCTTCCAAAAAGAATTACTCAAGGGTGAAGTTAAAAGCCTCAGACACAGAGGACTAAATGAGGAGACCTGTAGGAAGTTTGGTTACCTATGCCATAAAGATTTAGAACTTGCCGTCTATAGAGATAAGAACGGTAAGGCTGTAGCTCAGAAGGTTAGGGATAAGAATAAGAACTTTAGCATCATAGGTGATGCAAGTAGAATGACATTATATGGATCACACTTATGGTCTACCGGTAAGAAGTTAGTTATTGCTGAAGGTGAGATAGATGCAATGACAATCTCTCAGGTTCAAGATCATAAATGGGCAACGGTATCTTTACCAACAGGTGCAGCTTCTGCAGCCTCAAGCATCAAGAAGAACTGGGATTACATCAACAACTTTGATGAGATAATCTTAATGTTCGACATGGATGATGCAGGTCAAAAAGCAGTTCACATCGCAGCAGAGCTGTTACCTGTTGGTAAAGTTAAGTTAGCTAACCTACCCTACAAAGATGCCAACGAATGTCTTATGAAGGGTAAAGCCGGTGAGATCATTACGGCTATCTTTCAGGCTAGGTCTTTTAGGCCTGATGGCATTATAGGATCTCATGACTTAAAGTCAGAGTTGCTACGAGAAGATGAGCAGTCACTTGTCAGCTACCCCTACCCTCGACTTAACGACATTACAAAGGGTCTCAGGACTTCTGAACTTGTCACGGTCTGTGCAGGTAGTGGTATTGGTAAGTCAACTTTAGTCCGTGAGATTGCCTATGCACTTCATCAAAGTGGTGAAAACATAGGTATGATTATGCTAGAGGAAAGCAACCGTAGAACCATGCTTGGTTTAGTCGGTATTCACATGTCCAAGAACATTACTGTTGATAGGTCACTTGCTAACCAAGAAGAGGTCAACTTGGCTTATGAAAGTATGGTTAAGGATAAAGCTGAGGTGTTTCTATATGACCACTTTGGATCTTCAGATGTAGAGTTAATATGTCAGAGGATCCAGTACATGGCTAAGGCCTTGGACATCAAGTGGATCGTCCTCGACCACATATCCATAATGATCTCAGGTATGGACAACGGTGATGAACGTAAAATGATTGACCGTGCCATGACTAAGCTCAGGACGTTAGTTCAGGAGTTAGACATAGGTCTTATACTTGTGTCTCACCTTAGACGACCTGAGGGTGACAAAGGCCATGAAGACGGAGCTAAGGTTAGACTGGGTCAATTAAGAGGCTCACATGCCATTGCTCAACTGTCTGACATATGCCTGAGCTTACAGGTTGACCCTGAAGACAGTGACGGTGATAGCCGGTTTATACATGTACTTAAAAACAGGTTCACCGGTGAGGTAGGCCATGCCGGTGGTGTCTCCTATGACAGAGACACAGGACGGTTATTACCTCAGTCAGAAATATTCTAAATATCCTGAAAACAACCAGGATTTCAACTAAAATAACTATATATATCAAGCACTTAAGGAGATAAACATGCATCAAGTTGTGCAACGTGAAAGCTATGAGAACTGCTGTCAGTGTGGCAGTCCTCTTAAAAAGGTTAGACATGCTAGAACCAGTCCTAAGATTTGTTATGACTGCAGAGGTTCACGACAGTCTGACAGCAGTAAAATCAGAGCCATCTACCTAGAAAACCTAAAGAACAATCCAATAGAAATAGATCCATTGGAAAATGTCTTTTTAGATGACCCTGCTGCAGCAAAAGAACAAGAACCAAGTTTTAGAAGGAGTACTAATCGATGAACCATTTATCATTTGATTACTATCAGCATGAGGCAAAGAAGTTTGCCATCTATAAAGACAACCTCAGTGACGACAACAACGTGGTTTACCC